CGCCCGCAATGTTGTGACGATGACGCGATGATCATTTGCGGGTGCATGGCCCGTCTGAAAAAGAACAACAGCGATTTACACGATTTATTAGTAGATTATTATGTATGTGGTATGACATTCATGTCACTGGCAAGTAAGCATTGCTGCTCGGATGGTTATATCGGGAAAAGGTTACAGAAGGCTGAGGGCATAATTGAAGGGATGTTAATGGCATTAGATATCCGGTTAGATATGGATATCGTTGCTAATAATTCTAATTGATATGCAATTGTTTACTAAAAGTTATTAAAAATGGGGCGTGGAAACGCCCCCAAATAAAGGGTAATATATAACAGAAGGTTTATATAGTAAGAAGCAAGGTAGTGCTTCTAAAGGAAGTGGCTTGAGGGCTCCACTTATATGTTGCGGAGGCAAAGCCTCCCGCAACATATCTTTTTCGTAAGTCAGATTAGAACTGATAAACCAGACCTACAGCGACGATGTCGTCGGTATCAATACCAGCTGTTTTGGTAAACTTACTATCGTCAATTAAGTTGATTTTGTAATCAACAAAAGTGGACATGTTTTTATTAAAGTAGTAAGTAGCACCGACATCGACATACTTGACTAAGTCTCGGTCACCATGAACACCAAGGTCTTTACCTTTTGACTGAAGGTAAGCAACAGATGGGCGCAGACCGAAGTCAAACTGATATTGTGCTACTGCTTCAAAGTTTTGTGCTTTGTTTGCAATATGGTTATTACCAAAAACGGTCATATTCTGAGTTTCAGAATATGTGGTAGCCAGATAGATATTGTTCGCATCATATTTCAGGCCTGCAGCCCATACTTCCGCATTTTTGCCGGAGGCATTGAATTTGCTCTTACCATAGGCGACCTGACCGTCAGTGCGATCTGATTTAGCATAGGTTGCACCCACGCCGAATCCTTCATACTCATAAGTAGTGGAGAAACCGAAACCATCACCATTGGCTTCAGCTACGTCAGTGCGGTCATTTTTACCCTGATACTGAGCAGCAAAGTTCAGGCCATCGACCAGACCAAAGAAGTCGTTGTTACGATAAGTTGCAACACCAGTTGCACGTTGAGTCATGAACACGTCGGTTTGAGTCCAAGTGTCACCACCGAATTCTGGCAGGACGTCAGTCCACGCACCGATGTCGTATGCTACACCGAAGTTACGGCCGTAATCGATTGAGCCGTAATCACCAAATTTCAGGCCTGCAAATGCAAGACGGGTTTTGTCTTTGGAAGAACCTTGAGATTCAGCACGGTTGCCTTTGAAGTCATATTCCCACTGACCGAAACCAGTCAGTTGATCGTTGATTTGGGTTTCACCTTTGAAGCCAAGACGAGCATAAGTAGTATCACCATCATCTGCATCATTAGAGGAGAAGTAGTGCTTGGCATTAACTTTCCCGTATAGATCCAGCTTGTTACTGTCTTTATTATAAATTTCAGCTGCCTGAGCAGACATCGCCATCAGTACTGATGCAGCTACAGCAGAAATTGCCACTGTTAATTTTTTCATTGTACGCCCTTTTTTTGAACTATTATAAAAAAATGATGTCACTGCGCGATAAATATTCATCTAATCAATGTGATTATTTCAAGATGTAAGTTTTAGTTTCTCATTTAATTTGTGACGTAGATCTCTATTTTTATCTGAACCTTTTCTATCTAATCCTATTCATGGCTCTTGTTTGAACAAAAATAAATCTATTAGCTAATTTATATTAATGACACTTATTTATAAGTACCCTATAATTTTTTGGCTTAATTTAAACAACCTAAAAATAACATCGGAAATTATTCATTGGTTATTTGTTGAAGTTTTCTTATGTATTTGTGGTGGTGTTTTGAACACTCGGTGGCATTCTCACAAATATCATTTAGTAGTTTACGTACGTAAAAAATTGGTTATGCTGTTAAGAGTGGTTACTTCGTCACACAGCTTAAACCCGCCGTCGAGCGGGTTTTTTTGTGCCTGAACGTTAAATGCGCTGGTGGTTGTGAATGCCGACTGCGGCGGTATTTTGGCGTGACGGCGCAGGTGCCGTATACCGATGTCTGGACGCATAAACCGGTGCAGTTCTATCCCGGGAAACATCCGTGCGAAAAACCGGCAGAAATGCTGCAGCAGATAATCAGCGCAAGCAGTCGTCCGGGTGACCTGGTTGCAGATTTTTTTATGGGCTCAGGTTCAACGGTAAAAGCGGCACTGGCGCTTGGGCGTCGTGCGATTGGCGTTGAACTGGAGACCGGACGTTTTGAGCAGACAGTCAGGGAAGTTCAGGATTTAATCGTTTGAAACGGATGAGATTGCAGAATTAATTACGCACCATTATTATTCTGCTCCCGGCCCTTTAGCTCAGTGGTGAGAGCGAGCGACTCATAATCGCCAGGTCGCTGGTTCAAATCCAGCAAGGGCCACCATCACATACCGCCATTAGCTCATCAGGAAAGAGCGCCAGCTTTCGAAGCTGGTTGCGCGGAGTTCGGGTCCCCGAAGGCGGTCCATTATCTGTATCCTGCGTTGTTAGCTCAGCCGGACAGAGCAATTGCCTTCTAAGCAATCGGTCACTGGTTCGAATCCAGTACAACGCGCCACACTTATTTTCCCTGGCTCGCTTTTGCGGGCTTTTTTTAAATGTCTCACAATTCAGGCGGTTGACTGTTGTCTGGTTTGCGGGGAGTTTGTTAAAAGAAACTGGCATGGTGAATCCCCCTGTGCGGAGGGGCAATCAGCGAGTAGGTATATGGGATAATCGCGGATTCAGGTGCTGGTACTGAATTCACCGGGAGGCACCCGGCACCATGCAATGGCACATAGCGCCACTCTCCAGCCCCTCTCCGGAGGGGCTTTTCTGTGCCGGATACATCACAGTTTCTGGAACCTTAGGTACTACAGTATCAGTCAGGGTGCTATATTTTCAGATGTGATGAAAGCCTGTCAGCAGGCAGGGCGTATCGGAAATGACCCAGTAGAGAAAACGTTGACTCAGATACCGGTGCTGAGTTACCGGGAAACCGGCATCACATGACCGCTATCCTTCCAGGCCCATCCGCTCCGGTGGGCCTTTTTACTGCAGAAAACAGGTTCCCCGTTAAATGCTATGTTGCTCACAATTCAGTAAGTTGACAGTTGCCTGTCAGACTGGGCATTTGTTAAAAAAATTTCGCATGGTGAATCCCCCTGAGCGGAGGGGCGACTGGTGACGGTATAATCTCTGATTATCAAAACGAGAATGACGCGGGTTTAGTGGCACCGGGCTGAACTCACCGGGAGGCACCCGGCACCATGTGCATGATGATACAGATACGCGGCTTTAGCCCCTCTCCGGAGGGGCTTTCTTATGGACAAAAAAAGCCCGCGCTGGGAGACGCGGGCGGCAAGGAATAAACAATAAAACGTGAAGTAATATTTCAGCTGGCGAATAATACCCCATAGTAATCACTCTGCGCAACTGCGCGGTCTTTTTCGAATTGCGGGCTGTAGTCTCCCTTCTGCCATTGTCCTGTAACTTCCGGACTTCAGCCTGCTCCTTATCTGACTCACAACATTATCCCGCCCGGGAGGATTCATGGCATTTAAACACTATGACGTGGTCAGGGCGGCATCGCCGTCAGACCTTGCGAAACGACTGACACAAAAACTGAAGGAGGGCTGGCAGCCGTTTGGTAGTCCGGTGGCCATAACCCCTTATACCCTGATGCAGGCGATTGCAGCAGAAGGTGATGTGGTCGTCAGTGGTGCAACTGAGCCGGAGTGGTACTACGTCATCGTACTGGCCGGGCAATCCAATGCCATGGCTTACGGTGAAGGGCTTCCGCTTCCGGATTCATACGATGCGCCCCATCCGCGCATTAAGCAACTGGCCCGTCGTAACACAGTGACTCCCGGTGGTGAAGTATGCGTATTTAACGACATCATTCCTGCTGACCATTGTCTGCATGATGTTCAGGATATGAGTACGATTAACCATCCCCGGGCTGACCTGAGCAAAGGGCAGTACGGCTGTGTCGGACAGGGCTTACATATTGCCAAAAAACTGCTTCCGTATATCCCTAATAATGCGGGGATCCTGCTGGTACCATGCTGTCGTGGTGGTTCGGCATTCACCCAGGGCACGGAGGGGACATTCAGCGAGTCCACGGGAGCCAGTCAGGATTCGGCTCGCTGGGGAGTGGGTAAGCCGTTATATCAGGATCTGCTTTTCCGCACGAAGGCAGCATTGCAGAAAAACCCGAAAAACGTTTTGCTGGCGATATGCTGGATGCAGGGGGAATTCGATATGACGAATGCCAGTTACGCCCAGCAGCCAGCAGCATTTCTTGCAATGGTACAGCAGTTCCGTGCTGACCTTGCCGGGCTGGCGGCGCAGTGTCACGGTGGAAGTCCGGCATCAGTCCCCTGGATTTGTGGCGACACGACATACGCGTGGAAACAAGAACACGGTACGCAATATGAAGTGGTATATGGTGCATATAAAGGTAAAGAATCCCAGCAGATTTATTTTGTTCCCTTTATGACCGATGGTAGCGGAGTTAATACACCGACAAACAACCCGTCAGAAGATCCTGATATTGCCGGGTCTGGTTATTACGGTTCGGCATCCCGAACGAACAAAAACTGGGTATCATCAAATCGCCCGACGCATTTCAGCTCATGGGCGCGTCGTGGCATTATTCCCGATCGTATGGCAACTGCTATTCTGAACGTAGCCGGTCGCACCTTAGCCTTCATTAGTGGTAAGGCACCGGAAATCAAAGCCTCGCCCGGCGGCGACACGCCATCGGGGCCGTCTGAAGATGCATCCATACGCACAATCTCCCTGTTGCCGACAGCCGGAGACGCTGCTGCGCAGGGCTGGAGCATTAAGAATGGCGGAATTCAGTTGTCAGATGGTGTATTTAAGATCACCAAGCAGAGCAATAAAGCCTGGTCCCTGACGCGCCCGGTGGATGACGCAGTCTCCCTGCTGACACGGGGTGGCAGACTGAGCTGTAAGTTTCGACTGTCAGGCGCACTGAC